TGTTCAGATTGATGAAGCAAAAAAACATAACCAGTCTTCATCTTATTTTCATCCGAACCGAACACCATCTAAAGAATCACGGAAACGATCTTAAAAACACGGAATCTATATTTGAAACCGTTCAAAAAATATATCCAGAGTTTAGAATGTCTGTTTTTAATTCCTTCGATTTTTTCAAAGAAATCGAAGGAGTAAAAAAAGAAATGGAAAACCAATATGTTTTTAAGGAGTCGGAAGAATAGCTGGGTTGTTCGTCTCAGCCTGTCCAAAACTCCCTTCATCGGAAACAAAGCGTCCCATATACGTTATATTCAGTCTAGAGCTAGAACGAGCGTTTACGCCAGTGCTATAACTTGTAGGTACACAGCCGATAATCTCAGCAATTTGCTGTCCAGACTGTCGGTCGCGAATACTTAAAGTAACGGATCCAAGATTCAATAAATCTTGCAACCGTGGAAATTTTGGAACCGTGTGAGGCCCGTTGTTTAACACTCGGAAGCCAGAGCAGTTGACAGTCACTTCGCTATAACTTGTCGGTACAATCTCTTGAGTTACGAAAGCGCCCAAGATGTGGACGGCTTCTGTCATAAGATTTGCGCCGTAGCTACAGCTTTCGAAAATGCCGACGTCTACGCCATCTACAGAAACAACAGCTCTTGCGCCAGTAAAAACTTTCGCGACGTTAGCTGGTTGTCCGTAATCAATTGGTGTGTTTGGTGGTAAATTTGCCATAATATAATTCTCCTTTAGTAAAGATTGTCTTTGTATTTAAAAACGTACCCGTAGGCGGTTTTTCTACTCCCGTGTAGACAGGAGGATATTTTAGGTTGTGAAATGGATAGGTCTCTGGCGCAAACGGTCGGGTTAGACCATTCTCCAATAAAAGAACCTATCTCTACTAGCTTTTTGCCGTTCATCACAGCTCGAAACACCTGAAACGGCTTTCTATGAGCTTGCAGCATTCCCTGAGACATTTTTACTTTTTGCTCGGTAGGTTTAGAAACCCCTTTAAAACGAAGAGAGGTCTTAGCTTTAAGATCGCAGTTGTTTTCCCACAGAGCTTTGGAGCTTGCAGATTTCTTGGCTTTAATCAAAGGGCATGAGTTTGCTTTAAGCATAGCCTGTTTGTGCTTACGCCTAAACTCTGGATCAGACCAGTTTTTTTTAGACCCTATCCCTATGCTTTTTCGATGTTCTTCCGAAAGAACTTTTCCTAAATGGGCGACTGAAATTTTTCGTTTAGAAGACTCGGAAAAAGATTTATTAAACCCTCCGTGCCTTAAATTGTATCCTTTGTTAGGATCCATAGACTGGAACAGGTCAATATAAAACTCTTCTTTTTTGTTCATTTCGTCAATCGAAGAACATTTCTCTATGATTTCAAAGGAAAAGTTCTCTTTGCCGTATTTTTTTATAGAGTGGTACAAAGGATGGTGAACTCCGTTGCCAGAGGATTTCAAATGCTCAGAAAATCTTTTCTGGGGGTTACGAAACGTCTGCCCCACATAAGTTTTCGAGTTTAGAAGGTTTGTAATCCTATAAACAACCATTAGATTATCCGCCAGCACTCTGGGAAATTTCACTAATGGAGATACTAATAGGAATAAACATCAAGCTGACGCTTAGTTTTATCTCTACCTGTACGAACATTGTATTCCCCTGAACAGTAACTTTCGCGTTTCTAAAACCAGCAGGCGCATCGTCAGATCCAGTGATCAAGCGAATTCGGCGATATGTTTCCATTTTTGAGCTTAAGAAAGCTAATCCCGAAGCAGCACTTACATCGGCCAAAGACTGACCAACGAAAGCTTTTTGGAAGCTGTCCGCAAGGTCAAGAGCGACTAAGTCTGCGCCATACATTGCTTGTAAGCTGTTGTACACGAAGTTTGTGTCAAACGTGTAAGTAGTTTGATCGGCAGTCCATTTAACGCCAGAAGTGTCTTGTTGAAGACCTAACATACCAGATAACAACATTGTGTCGATATCTGTCGGGCTACCAGAGCTAAAGCCAGACGGATCTGTATAGCTGATCAAGTTTGCGAACTTGTTTGTGATACCGCGATAGAAACCAGCAGCCTGCATACCAGCAGCCACACAAGCTCCAAGCCAAGGCTGGAACTGAATGACCTGACCTTGTGAGTTGATCTGGAATACGTCTTGGAAAGTCATAGCTACGCGAGCCGAAGCAAGAGTTTGAGCTTTTCCTTGAGATTCCGAGAAAGTTCCTTTGTTTGACAGAACCGCTAAACGGTTGCGTTTTAAACGAGGTGTAGAAAGCTCTAAGCAGTGAGACTTAGTTGCCGCGTTGATTGCGTCGATCGTGTAAGTTGAACCTGATTCAGTTTGATTGTCGATAATATCTAAAGAAGCATCCTGACTAAATAAAGGTACTACGAAGTTAACCGCAACACCTTCTAGAGTATCCAAAGCCGCAACGTAATCAGCGCCAGTTGTAACGCCTTTGGTTCCGCCAGCTAAGAATTCAAAAGAAGCCATTGGATTAGGTAATCCGTCAGCGTCGTCCGCTACGAAATCAATCGCCAAGCTTTGAGATACAGAGCGTTGATATAAGAAGTAAGCCGCTTTAATTCGACCAGCAGTCAAGCTTGCTCCAGTAGAGCAGATACCAACCGCTGAAACTTTATCTAAAGCTGTTGGTGGCAACTGATTTGCAAAAGAAGCAACCGTAGCTGTGTAGCCAGTTTGAAGGTTGATGAAAGTAGCTAGATCGCCAATAGTTTGGTAATCGGCTAGAGTTAAGCTTAAGTTTGCTCCAGAACCACCAGTTACCGAGGTGGTAAGAGCAGTTGAAGTGATAGTAACTGTAGCAGTAGTTCCTTGGTAGCCGATTCGAAGAGCTACGTCAGAAGTTGCTTGCCAGTTTTCGTTAATAGAATTTGTTACGTTTACGATCTGTGTCGATACAGCAGGCTCAACTGAGCTTGAGTACAAACCAGCAACTAGACCAAATTTTGCAAGATCGGCTGGAGTAGTTTCAATTAACTCCAAGCTCTTGCCAAAGCCTCGTCGGTAAGCGCCAACGTCAGCGTCCATAGTAAGAACGATCGTGTCAGCGGCAACGCCAGCACTTGCGGTGATGCCAGCAGGAAGCAAAGAAGCAAGCTCCACAAGCAAAGTAGCTCGGTCTGCATGGTCGCCAGAAGTGTTTGATAAGGTAACTGTAGCGGAAGCTCCGCCGTTCATTCGGATACCAAAGTCAGCTTGGTTCAACGCCGCGCCAAATGCAGGGATCGCGATACTGGTTACAGAAGGAGCAGTCTCGCCAGCTAAGCTTGATACGCGGTATCGAGTTTGGTTTCCGATGATTCCATAGTTTTTTGCAGTAAACTCAGCGTAGTCTGTGTCAACGATTGCGGAAGCTTTTGTTCCGTCATTAGTTTTAACAACGTAGATACGAGTTACCGATCCGCCGATGTTAACATCGTTTGAAGGAGCTGATAAAGCGCGGAAAGCGTCTACGATATGTCCTGAGCTATATTTACGAACGATTGCGTCAAACTGGTCAGGGCCGAAAAAATTATCTTTAGTTTGATCTTCGATGTAGCTTGATCCAGCATCTGCTTCGCCGATGATCGCAACGATCCCTGAAGCGGCTGCGCCACCTGTAGTGTTTTGTACGCTGATGCTTGGGAAAGCTCCCGGCGCTACTGCTGTAATAAAGCTGGTCTGCAATAATTGGGCCATTTTTCTATCTCCTTACCTTATAATCCAAAATTCTTAATCCCTGCTTCAAACAGGTCGGGCTTATCATGTTTTATCGACACCAAATGAGCCCAAATAATATCTTCAAGCTTTGCGGCTTTCTTCTTCACAAAAGTATATCTAGCCCAAAACTCCGAAAACATCTCTCTATTAGATTGTGTTTTGGCTTTTGGCGCTTCAAAAACCCCAGTATTTACAAGGGTTTGCAAGTATTCCTCGCGACTTTTTTGAACGCCTTCCATTACCACCTCATCCGAAGTTTTCTTCTTTCTTGGTCTACCCATAAGATTACATTCCCTTTATTTTCGGCATCTTAGGCGGTTTAGGTACTGTGGGTGTGACGCTCTGCATTTTAGGCGGAGGAGTTGGTTTCGATTGAAGTTTTGGTGCGCCAGAAGCTTTCGGGATACTTTGTTTAAAAGAGTCGGCCTTGTTCATCTTTTCAGATTTTGGAAGATTTGGTCGGATATTCTCTTGACCGTGCATTACGGCTCGGTGTCTGAAAATTGGGGACTTGTTTCCGCCAACAATATAGCTTTTACCTTCTTTATCCGCCGAAACGGGAGCTGCCGATCGACTGCCGCCGCCAACTGGAAGATCCTTACCAGCCATTGAGCCAGAGTGCATATGAACGCCGTAGGTAGCTTCCGTAGAGGTTTTTAAAGGGTTTCGTAGTTCGTTCTGTATAGTTCTCGGAGTTCCAACGATCTTTTCGCCTCGACGACGTTCCGCAGGCACGCCTCGAACTCGCATCATGCGACCTTCTGAATCTGGGCGATCGTAAACCGAGTTTCCAATCTCAAGCTCAGTCTGACGACGAGCCGAAGAACGGCCTGTTCTTGTTTTTTGACCTGTTGGGGTCAAAGAGGTCTTTACGTCTCTTAAGTTTCGGGATTGGCGTTGACGAACTTTATCCTCAAGACCTAGACCTTCATCGACCTTAGCTTTACCTAAGTTTGGCTTAGGCATACGTTTTTGCTCCGCAAGAACGTCTTGATGAATCCTGCGAGCAGTATCTACTCCAGATTCTGAATCAAATTTAGAGGAAGGAGCGTCACCATGTCTTTGGTAGGATCCAGCGCGAGAAACGCCCAGATCGGTTTTGCCAGTTTTAGAGTTAATCCATTGATCGCGGTTAGATGGGCGGTTTACGCCTTTATTTTCTTCAAAAATACGGTCTACGTTACGGCGCGATCTTACGTTCTTTTTTGCGTAATCGGAAAGGCTTTCGTCGATCTTAGCTTTACCTAAGTTTGGCTTAGGCATTGATTTAAGTTCTTTTAATTTTTCAGCGTGAAGCTCTTTTGCGGCAACATCGTTGTAGTTCTTAGTCTGACGAGAAGCTCGATGGATACTATTAGAAGCTTGTTTGGCAGCCCGTGCAAAAGTGCCAGCGCGAGACTCGCCTTCTTTTTGGTAGCCTAAGTCTTTCATTGAAGGGTGAACACCCTTGATATTGCTTTTATCTAACTGTTCTTCATCGGCGTAGATATCAGATTTTAAAAGAGAAGTTTTAATAACTTTAGAATTTGATAAAGAGGACTTGATCAAAGAAAAAGCTTCGTTAGCCTTTTCTTCGCTACCTTTTTTGTCACCGCTTTTTAAAAGTTCTTTAGCCCCAGACAAGCCTTGGCAAACTTTCTCGATCTCGGACTTACTTAATTTTTTTGCAAGGCTTTCTGCCAGCTTTTTGATAGAACTCATTTAGGTCTCCTGCTCGATACAAAAGATTGCAACGGTCTCTTGGGTAGGCTGCCTTGAGAGGCATTAGACTGAGCAACCTTCATATCGTAAACTTCTTGGGTGGGGTTTTTCTTGCAAGGCTTTCTGCCAGCTTTTTGATAGAACTCATTTAGGTCTCCTGCTCGATACAAAAGAT